ACCCTCTAGGGTAATCTCCTCATTTACCTCAAAAGGACTTCCATAGAACTTACTATGCTCAAATTCGTAAGTGTAACCTAGAGCTTTAAGTTTGGCAATGACCCTATCCAAAAGGCCAACATAAATCTCGCCGGTAGTCGTGCTCAGTAATGTGACCTGACCGTTCCACCCTTTATTATAACGCTTCATGTACTTTGCATTATTTACCTCAAAGGTGAAATATGGATGTAGTTCATATAGAATGTGCGGTTCACATTTTAGCTTAATAAATACTTCGTTCTTCTTTGAGATTGTTACGTCTGTCATTATAGGCCACTGATGTATTTTTGAGCTTCCAAACTATTTTTAATTTGGAAAGACCTATTATGGAGCATCTTAATGATGTCCTGAAGAAATGCAAGACTCACATCATAAATTTCAATCTTGATATTTATTTTTGAAATATCGGCATCAGCATTAAGACAACTTTGAAGATGTTCTTTATCTCTTACCTTTTTATCTAGGGGATTTTGAATATATGTTTCCGCTTCTGCTTTTCCGGTATAATACTCGTATTTTTCGTGCCTAATTCTCTTCTTATTTTCTTCGCAATTTTTTTTCAATAGTAGGAGATTCGTAAAAATCTCATAATACTTTGCATGTAGTTCTGGAATTTTTAGTGATTCGTTGTGTAAATCATCTGGATCAATTTTTGCATCTTCTCTCCACATCTGTTGAATAGCATTTATATCCAAAATTTTCATAAAAGCTGTCCCTTTGCATTTCTGATGTCATAGTATGTATATTTCATTTTTACCTCCGCTGTGAGGTATTGTGAATCACTACGAGTTGTATCAAAAAGCAATGATGTTAGATCATATGGCCACATATCGTAAAATCTTACTTGAACATTCGTCTTATTATTGCTGGATAGTATAAAAAGAGTACCATCCGATACAATGTTCAGTTGATTAGTTATGTTTGTTTTTAAGTCAGGTCTGGTTTTTTGTAAATCAATTATTTGCTGAAATGAATAAGGAAAACCTAGACCTCTTATCCAATTTTGTATTTCAAGATAGTTAGTTAAATCCTCATCAACCATAAACTTAAAGCTGAAATCCTCAAAGGTGATCATATCACCAGGTTGATCAATCATCTTAAGATATGTCGGTTGATTAGCTGTTCCCAGTCTTAATGCGGGGATATTACCACTATTAGAAAAAAATGCTGCCTTTGGAGCACGTTTTAGTGTAAACTTAAATTGATTTGGTGATAGAAAGTTCCTATTATCAATAGGTGAACAATTATCTGACATTACATTTGTCGGCTTATATCAATTATTTATCAACGTACCAGACAGAAAGCATGAAAGATTCCTAATAATATTAATGTTCCTATTATACCACTTACGATTCCTACTTTATATTCGTGTGTTGCAATCTTATCGTCAATTAACTTTTCAATCTCTTCAGGTGTCATATACTTATTTAATAATAGTTAATAAAGGAATGTCATCACTTTTGACAAAGCGGAGCATAACAGGAACACAAGAGTTTGTCAATAGGTAATAATACTACGTCATGGTATGCTGATAATAGACAAGGGGACTTGACAAATTCAAACAGGTGTGTTATGATCTTAAGCGTGTCGGATGGAAACACATCTAAATCATATGTTAATCGTTGGAGGTTTTTGTGAGTGTGAATCCACTTCAACAACTGTCATAATGAATCTTGACAGATGAGGGTTCTTATAGTATTATGCGCAGGCAAACCACACATAAAAACAAAATGGCTAGACTAACTGAAGAACAGGTAATTCAACGAGCAATTAGAGAGGACATTTGGAAGGTTCATGTTCACGAATCTGAAAGAGGTTGGGGAAGCGATTCTTGGGATTCATTTTTTGATTCATATCAAGAAGCATATGATTAATATACTGAAACCAATAAGGGCAACCCCACAGACCATGTTCCAGATTACTATACAGTAGCATCAGCTCCAGAAAGAGTCATTCTCTCCATTAAATGAATTCCCATCACCCTAAAATAATGAACTACATCATCAAGCACGATTTTGACCAATCCATTCCCTATTATGTAAGGCTGGTTGATTCTAAAAAATTTGAGGAAGTGTATAGCCCAAAATTTGCCACACAATTTGAAACAGAAAAGGAAGCTCAAAAATTTATTGATACATATTCTTCAGTAGCCGAATATTCAAAAATTGTTGATGCAGCAACCGCTATTGAAGAATATGACAAATGGGTAGAATCCGGTACAGTTAGGGGGACTCGTAAGTGTATTAACACCACAGTATCAAGACCATATAATGGCGAATCTCTTGATGAAGTTATTGATTGGTGGATTTATCAAAAACATAATGATAGAGAAATCAGGTATGAGCATTATAAAACTTGGCCAAACCTTTATAGTATTACTAAACATCTCTTTGAATTGCAGGCTTATCATAATAATAATGATTATTCTGAAATATTCATTACATTTCAAATTAGCACTCCAAGAGATGGAAAATTCACAGAGTTTGAGTCTGAATTGGGCAAAGTAATGAATAGGGTAACTTATAAAGATGATGATGGTTATTTAATTTTTCCAATTTTTGATCATTATCTTTCTGAACATGGAAACAGTGTTAGCTTACTGATACACCCAGAGACAACGAAAGTAAAAATTGGAAGGGGCAGGTACAGTGGTGGCGATGAATTCTCTACACTTGAAGAAGCTTTCAATTATATGAAAAAAGAACGGTATTATGAATAAAACTTTACAATACATTGTCTATGTTTACGCTTGAAGAATTTTATTATGATGTTTGTCCAGATAAGGTATTAACTTTAAATCATTTCAAACATAACGTATGGAATTACAATGGTACGGGAATCTATTCAGTATCATATGAAGATTATTTAAAAGCCTGGTCTGAGCATGATGCCATTCATTACTTATTGAATCTTTCTCAATTTACTTTGGAGGGGGAATGTAAAGTTGCTTTCGTTGAAATACATTGCGGAGTTGGATGGGCTCCTTATGGTGATAAGTTTAGTGCCAACATAAAGAATAAAATAATTTTCCCATTACCAAAAGGTTTCGGTAAGCGGAGAATATCTCAAACAGCTCAAAAATTAAGAGAACTATATTAAAATGCCGCAAATTAGAAAGCCAATGCTTGCTGGAAATTACGATGAAGCAAAAGCTAAGTTTCCATATGTTGCATCTCCAAAGATTGACGGAATTAGATTTCTTATGGTTAATGGTGTTGCAGTATCTCGCACATTTAAACCCATTAGAAACAATTACATTCAACGAGTTTTAAGTGAAAATCTAACCGATGGGGTAGATGGAGAAATTACAGTTGGAGATACCTTTCAATCATCCAGTAGCGGTGTAATGAGTATTGAAGGCGAGCCCGATTTTAAGGCATGGCTCTTTGATTATGTTGACCCAGAAAGGGAAGAGATTCTACCATTTCAACTAAGACTAAAGGAAATACCGGGTGCCATTTTTAACATACCTTTTGATTATGAAATTTTATATGGAACTCTTATCAATTCAATTAAAGATTTGGAGCGTTACGAATACATATGTTTAAATAAAGGTTATGAAGGAGTAATGCTCAGAGATCCATTCGGGACATATAAGTTTGGACGATCCACAGTAAGAGATAATATTCTTCTTAAGGTAAAGAGATTTTTAGATGATGAGGCCGTTCTTATTGATATTGAAGAAAAGATGCACAATGAGAATGAGGCCCAAAAAGATGCCTTCGGTAGAACTAAAAGATCCTCTTCAATTGCCGGATTAGTTGGAGCAAATACTGCGGGTACGCTAATTGTTAAAAATAAAGAGGGGCAAGTATTTGGTGTAGGATCGGGCCTAAATGATTTAATGAGGAATGAGATCTGGAACAACAAGAATGAATACCTTGGGAAACTTGTCAAATATAAATACTTTCCCCAAGGCGTTAAGGATTTGCCGAGACATCCGGTGTTTTTGGGTTTTAGAGATAGTGACGATTTATGAGCCTTATTGAATTTTTTGAAAGATTGCCACCGCCAATCGGAGATTTAAAGCAAATTTTAGACAATGGTTTTAGGGGCCGAGAAGATTTTCAATACTTCATGCTCTGGAATGAGCATGACTCTATACATTATTTGACCGGGTTAAATTTTACCAGAAAAGATGAAATTATTGTTGCTAAAATAGAGAAAGATTTGGGTTGCGGCTTTCAAAGAGAATATAGCAAAATTTTTGCCGGCTGTGAATACCAAATTCCAGAATGGTTAAATCAATCCATAATAACTGAAACCTCATATAGAATTAAAGATTGTTATTTCAGAAGGAAATCAAAAACTTATATCACGTAAAGAACATAATAAAAATGAAAAATCTAAACAACTTAACCTATAAAGATCTACAAGAGCTTAAGACTCAAATTGCACAAATTGAGCCACAAAAACAACTAGAAGAAATTGAAAAGTGTGCAACAGACCCGGTATATTTTATTAATGAATATGTGAAAATTTACATACCGTCTGAGGCAAACCCTGTTAGTTTTAAATTATATGATTATCAGGAAGTCATTATTAATAGTTTTTATAACAACCGATTCAATATTATCAAGGCCCCCAGACAATCATCAAAAACTTTATGTGGGCTTCTACAGCTTTTACATTTTGTAATTTTTAACAGTGGGAAAACCGTTGTAATAAAGTCGTTTAGTAATAGTAGCACCCTCGCTCTATTGGAAAGGTTTAAAGCACTCTATGAAAATGTGCCAGACTTTCTAAAACCCGGAGTTAGTTCTAATACCAACGAGGTTTTAAAGTTTGAGAATTTTTCTACTGTTCGCGTAGCAATCGGGTTAAATAGGTTTCACGGTATGAATATTGATGCAGTATTTTTAGATGAAATGGCATATATGCCAAGAAATTTAGTGGATGAATTTTTTAATGTAGTTGGGCCATGTTTAGCTGCGGATAAGACATCTAAAATTAACATATCATCAACAATTAGAGAAGAAAAGAATAAATTTGATGAAATCTTTGAGAACGATTCCAGTTTCACAAAGCTTACCGTGAGATATACAGATATGCCAATGTTTAGAGATCCGGTTACGAATCTTAAAGAGTCTATAATCAGAAATATCGGTTTAATTGCCTGGAATATACAGTATGAAAATAAAAGGCAGAGTGATATGGCTGATAAGGTTAAAGAAGATTGTATAGTTCATCAAAAAATCAAAGACATTAGTGATAAGTCAATAAAAATTGTAGCAGAAAGGGACCTTTATAATTTCACACCAACGGTAGAAATAAAAATGTCTATTAAACAAGAAGACCTCTCTTTTCTTAAGATGCTTCTTGGTAGTCGTTACAATACAGAAAATGAGAAGAATCTACTATTGTTTGAACATTTATCTGATAGGTTGTTTAACTTTTTAGTAGACGCAGAAAAAAGTGGCACATAGGTTTCGGCCACTCTAGAAGGTGTGCTATCATGTAATGGCATATAAAACATTTTAGATGGACAACCTTGAACTTGCATACAACCCCAACACACCACCCGAAACTCTAACAATTCTTGCCCGAGATGAGAATTATGATGTTCGCTGGAGAGTTGCAAACAACCCCAACACACCACCCGAAACTCTAACAATTCTTGCCCGAGATAAGGATTGGCGTGTTCGCTGGAATGTTGCACAAAACCCCAACACACCACCCGAAACTCTAACAATTCTAGCCCGAGATGAGGATTGGAATGTTCGCTGGAATGTTGCATACAACCCCAACACACCACCCGAAACTCTAACAATTCTTGCCCGAGATGAGGATTGGAATGTTCGCTGGAATGTTGCATACAACCCCAACACACCACCCGAAACTCTAACAATTCTTGCCCGAGATGAGGATTCTGGTGTTCGCTATAGAGTTGCATACAAACCCAACACACCACCCGAAACTCTAACAATTCTTGCCCGAGATGAGGATTCTGGTGTTCGCTATTGTGTTGCAAACAACCCCAGTTCAACAAGAGAAGTTATTCAAACTGTAAGAGCCTATGAGTTTTATAAGGAGCTGGAGAAGGAGAAGGTACAATGAAAAAGCCCAAAGAAAAAATAAAAGTTCAGAAGTCTCAGATATACTACTTAAACAGTGATTTTTATGAGCTTAAGGATCTTATAGCCACAATTCAAAAGTTGATTCGGGAGGGGTGGTATGGGTTAACAATCGGGAAGATTGATCCTGATATGGATTATTATGATCTTAAAGATTTTCAACCATATGTTATGCTCTATTGTGATAGAGATGAAACTGATGACGAATATAATCAACGTGTTAGGCTTTATGAAATTTATAGAGAAAATCTAAAAAAGACTAAATTAAGAAGAGCCCAGGATAAAGTTGAACTTGAACAAAGAGAGCGTAAGTTATTGGAACAGTTGAAAAATAAATATGAAGCTGTAGATTAAAATGTTTAAAGTTAAGTTTCTCAGATTCCTCAGCAATGAAAAAGCGGACGTCATCATAGACTCTTCAGGGGCATCCACGGTCAGCATTCTTGAAACCATCCTTAGCCCACAAGGTAGGAAAGAACTAAGAGATATGGCTGAATTTGCGGAGCAACATAACATACGTCAACCACGGTTGAAGATATATTCATCGTTCAATAATATAATCCCAACAAAAGATTTAGATGGTGATGAATATTCCGTGTTTTTGTCTTATGCTAGTGATATTGAATTAGACACAGATACCGTAAGTCAAGCAACTTATTATAAAATGTGTAAAGCTCTTAATAAACCATTACCAAAACCCCAATTTCCCATTGCTCGTATGACATTTTAACTGGTGGCACATAGCCCTTGACAAATCCATGCGAGCGGTGTAAGATTAAATCAAATCACACGCACGGTAGAAACTTAAAAAAATGTGTAGTCCAAGTCAAGGATATTATCAAGGCCAACATAATAAAATGAAAGATCCCATTTTTCTTCTACAATCTGGAGGCCCACTACAAACCGAAAAAGTTGCATGTAGCTTTTCGAATTATCCTATTAGGTACTGCTCTTTCGGTGATATTTCACTGTTAAACCAGAAAACATCCATAACACAGTTTATTCCTGTTGGTTCGGTAGAGTTTGTTCAAGTCTATAGCCAACATGTTAATTTGGTGTTACCAGAAGACTTTTCTTATGGATATGGCGGTAATTTGGACAAATATCTTATGAGATCTATCAGACTCGGAACTTACGGTGAGGCATCTACTGAAGAATTTGTAAAGCCAATTTACATAAAGTTGTTCACTGGTAATATAAAGGAGCAAATCGAGTTGGAGATGCCTGGTCTAATTTCTGATGACACGCCAGTTTGGATCTCTGAGCCTGTACCATTTGAGGCTGAATTTCGCTTTTATATACGAGACTCAATTGGTGGCGGCAAAATTCTGGGATGGTCAAGATATGATGGCGAACAAGTAATAAATCCTCTACCGGACTCTGAACTGGTTAATAATATTATGAAAGATTTGGAATCAATCGGGGCTCCTGGTGCATACACGATTGATATTGGATGGAGACCTGATCTGAATCAGTATTGTCTTGTGGAACTTAACGATGCCTGGTCACTAGGATTCTACGAGAATAATGATTCCCAATCAAATCCTCCGTCAAGGCAGGAATATGCCGATATGTTAGTTTCTCGTTGGAGTCAAATCCTATTTTCTAATTTAGTGTAATAGCACCATTTGCATTTAAACCATGAATTTTCTCTTAAGACTACTGCTACAATTTCCTTTACTTTACTTTTTTTCTGATGGAGAGCAACATTTAATGACTGGCTATGAATGGTGGATAACTGCACCTATCGGCATCGCCATCATTTGCCTTTATGATCTGGGTGAATACTTTAGGAATAATGGAGACGAATCGATATGAATGCAGAAGTAGAAGAATTAGCGACTTTGTTGCGAACTATGCCGCTTGGTATGGATGCGGTCGATACTATCAAAGATAATGATACACTCAATCGGGCTGCCACTTTGTTGGAGTCTATCCCTACACTTAAAGCCGAACTTGAACGCGAGCAAATAAGACTCGCTGCCTGTGGCGTTGTTGCAATGGCTGACACCCCTGAATCTGCCACAATGACGCTGGATATTCATCCAGATTATCATAGTGCTTCCTTAGATGATGTTATCCGAATGGTAGATTCTCTAATGGAGTGTAGAGCTGCGCAATCAGAAGAAAAGTCTGCATATACAAGGTATAAACTATATCTACCTGATGGCGACTTACGTTCAGCAAAGGTTCGCTGGGTTGAACATATTGGTGATACAGTTGAGCTTTGCTTATCCGTTACCGAAACGCCGGGGCCAATATCAGTAAATGATAGGCTACCGGAACCTGAGGATTGTGATGAGAGTTATTGCTGGTTTTATAATGAACCAGATTTTACATGGGAATATTTGCCAATGGGACATATGAACTTTGAGTGTCCAGACAGCGGCTTCACACACTGGCGTCCATGTTGGGCTATACCAATACCAACACAAGAAGGATAAAAATGAGCACACGAGAAGACTTTTTTAACTGTCTTATTGATTATATTGATGCGGCCATCGGTGATCACCCGGATGGTGTTTATTCTGAATATAATGAGAAGATAAAAGGAGATACCAAGAAAAAATTAAAAGAATCCATAGAAAAACTTGCATTAGAGAAGAATGACTAAATTTTCACCAGCAGTAATTGAGATTCTATTACACTGCTACTACTCACCTGAAATTCATCCAAGAATTGATAGTCCATGTGTAAAATCAGGTTTAGACGTTTTGGTGTTGTGTGGTCTTATTGAACCGCAAGTTTATATGCCGGGAATTGACACTACAAATTTGAGCACACATAGAACAACTGAACGTGGAGTCGCACATATTAAACAATTGTGCAGTCTACCTTTACCTAAACAAGTATGGGCCGATCAAAATGGAAGAGTTATTGAATGAAAAAATTTAGACTAACTGAAGACCACATTAAACTACTGAGAAACATGTATGTTGGGTGGGGTTATAGTGAAACTGGTGCTCCCGAAATTGATCCTAAACGACCTTATGGTAACAGTGATGTTAATGGTGACATTCATAAGATCATAACTGGAGAAGACCTTTCGTCAGATAGTGATGTTGATTATGATGAGTTACACCAGCAAACCGAAACTGCACTGCAAATTGTTTTACGTGTTGGAAAGTTTGAGCCTGGCGTTTATGTCTGTGATACTTATAGAAGTAATTGGAGATTGGAGTCAAGTGAAAACCTTAAAAGTGCAGAACATAGAGGCAGTGGTTTACTGTATTATCCAGAAAACCTTAATGCTGAAGAGCGTATTGCAGCTTGTATCGAGAACGAGTTATATCATGGAGGAAATCATATGGCGGCAGCAACTGCCATAATTCGGGATATTAACCTTGGCTATATTAAAGTTTGATAAAACTAATCTTAGTAGTAAAACAATAAATTGCGCCTAACTAAACAAGATATTGATAACTTCTTAGAAGAGTATAATACTCAAGAGAAAGCGAGAGGATTTCTGCGTGAAGCCGGATTTATTGATGAAAATGGAAAGCCCACTAAACCTTATAGGAAAGAAAATGAAGAATAAAACAGTTACAGTTTCAACTCATCCATTGCGATATGGCAATGATAATATAACCGAAGCTTTTGAGACAAAGAAAATCGGTTTTGAACTACAAGTTAGAACCGAAACTTATAGGCATAGTGTTATTTTAAATTTAGAAACAGTCCTAGACCTAAAAGAACAAATTGAGAATGCTCTTAAAAGTTATGATGAATTTATGAACTGAAGTTTATTTCAACCATGAGAACCAACTGCATCTATACTTATTCAGAAAAAGACTTAAACGATTTAGAAGACTTAAACGCTTTTTCTCTGGCATAGACTTCTTAGATGAAAACTTCTCGGTAGTTCTACCTTTCCAATTTAATCCAATACCTGGCTCGCTTTCAAGATGAATTACTACTATTTCTGGTAGTAATTCTCTTTTTTGTCTGGGCCATTTTTTGCAATGAAGAACATCGGTCCTATCTGCAAAGCCATGCTTATTGGGATATGCAAATACACCGGATGACGACGGATTCCACAGTTGGAAATATCCAATAGGCTCATAGCCAACATGATGGCTCTTATATTCACAGATTCTTACTCCAACCGGAAATTTAGTCAAATGCACAAATATCCAGGCATCTTGTATGGGAGTTGGTGAATTTTGAAACTCTTGCCATTCATCAAAACTTGGACACATTAATCTATCGGCGCCATAAATCTTAGTAGAATCAAGTGGAATATTTTCTAAAATCGTTCTAGTTTGTGGTGGTAGATAAATATCGGCATCTAGATGAACAACCCAACCATTTAAATCCAAATGTTTGAGTCCTTCATTGATACCTTTACCCTTGTTGAATGTATCTCCATTCTCATAAAAGGCATCAGTCTGAACACACATGACATTATAAAACTCACATAACCTTTTGGTTTCTAGGTCTTCAAAATCGGTTACAACAACCAATCTGTCAAACTGATTTTTAGTGCTAGGTAAAGTATGAGCCAAAAAATCTGAATAGTTTACGCAAACTATAACCGCTTCTAATTTCATTTTATTATCCATTCCTACAAAATTATTTATGAATCTTAGACAATTAATACAGAACAATTGGGAAGGTCGGGCTTTTATGAAATTCTTAAAGACTATTTGCAATCAGATCTAATGTTGGAAAATCTGTTTTTAACCCTTGAAATAGATGTGATATAATATCAACCGTCCATCCATTACCTAAAACCTCATAACGTTTTGCATTAGTAATATTATCAATGTATGTATAATTATCAGGTAGTGTTTGTAGTCTTTCTGCTTCTACTGGAGTAAAATATCTTATGTTATAATCTTCATCGATAATACCATTAGGATTGACTCGTCTCAATGTAAAAGATTTTCCATCATTTCTAATATGATTTGTAAAGGTTCTACTGGCTCCAATGTGAGTAGCGGTTATTTTATGAATAGATTTATCAACCTTATTTTTATCATAGTTATCATAATCTTGTCTAGTTTTAGGTAGAAAAGTGTGAATAATTTCATTCTGTAAAATGGATTCTAAATAAATTTTTTTATCATTAGGCTGGGTTATTCCCGGTATGTTTGTCCAATAGAGTCTTTCTCTTGATTGTGCTGATAGTAATTTACTATTGATTAAAATTGGATCGCATCCCAAAGTATTAGAAATTATTGCTTTCCATTTTTTAGACATTTTTACATTTTCCAATAGAAAATACTTTGGATTTATTTCTTTTAATAATCTTATAAATTCCCAAAATAAATACGACTGCCCCTTAAACATGTAGTTATTGTTTTTTAATTTTAAGTATTGTGGTAAGGATAAAATTTCAGCATTTTTCTCTGTAGTCATTCCAGACCTTTTTCCGGCAGATGAAAATGCTTGACAGGGGCTACCACCAATAATGAGGTCAATACTATTAAAATTATCTTTTTTTAGAAGACTAACATTTCCAACTTGAATTGTATTGGGGAAATTTTTTTGGGTAATCTCAATAGAATGTGAACAGATTTCACTAGCAAAATAATTATTGTAGTTTATACCTGCTCTATTAAGGGCAACTTGTCCACATGAAATTCCATCAAATAAAGAAAGGACGTTCATAAAAATAAAATAAATGTAAACCTATTTAGACTCTAAAAATTACACAAAATGACTAACATTAAACAACTTATACGGGACAATTGGGAAGGTCGGGCTTTTATGAAAATTGCCGCCAATAAAGATTATAGAAAAGAGATTGAAGATAAGACCTCTTTTTTGGATTCTTATTATGAAGGACTAAAACTAAAACAGAGAGCATATGTTCTTTTGAATGAATTGACTGAAGAAAACCTGCCTTATTGTAAATGTGGTTGTGGTAAAAGAGCTAGTATCAATAGAGAACCTGATAAAGGTTTTAGTGATTATTTTAACGAGGAGTGCCATAGAAGAGCCCCCAAGATCTCTGATGATGCTCTGAATAAACTTTCTAATAGGCAATGGTTATTTGAGCAGAGAATAGTTCTTAAAAAGGCTATTGAGACGATTGGAAGCGAACTTGGAGTCTCACACATTCCTGTTAAAAAGTGGTTGAAGAAACATAATATTGATAATCTAGTTGATGCAAGAAGAAGAAATACTGTTGCTACAGAAATCTTTAATGATAAAGAAAAACTAGAGAATCTATACAACTCTGGAATGACATGCGAGGCCATTGCCGAGAGTCTTAATAGTACAAGGGGAACTGTTTCAAGATGGCTAGTTTATCACGATATTGAAAGAAGAGCGTCAAACTCTTATGAGAGAACTATTAATAAAGTCAGTGGCGAAGAGCGGGAACTTATTGATTTTATTGGTGAAATATACTCTGATGAGATTTTAACTTCTAATCGTTCAGTTCTTAACGGACGAGAGCTTGATGTTTATTTACCGAAACATAATCTGGCTATTGAGTATGACGGGCTTTATAGTCATTCTTATAAACCATGGGCTGAAAGTGAAAGTTTAATTAAAGGCCAGAACTATCATTTATCAAAAACTCTTGACTGTGAAAAACATGGTATTCAATTGATTCACGTTTTTAGTGATGAATGGAACTACAGGCAGAATATTGTTAAGTCTATTATAAAAAGTAAGCTGGGCCTTAATGAGAGAATTTATGCCCGTAAGTGTAATATTGTTGTTGTGGATATTGATTGTAAGAATAAGTTTCTAAATGATAATCACATTCAGGGTGAAGATAAGTCTGGAATTAAACTTGGACTAGAATATGAAGGCAATTTGGTGTGTTTAATGACCTTTAATAGATCCAGGTTTAATAAGAATTATGAGTGGGAATTGGTGCGGTTCTGCAATTCTGGTGGTCTTAATGTTGTTGGTGGTTTTAGTAGGCTACTGTCTTATTTTAGGCACGAATATTCTGGGTCTATCGTTTCTTATGCGGATAGGCGGTATTCTAATGGTGGTGTGTATGCTAAGAATGGATTTGATTTGATACGTGTTAATAAACCTGGGTATTATTACGTTGATAAGAATTATTTGGTTCGTCACAATCGCATGAAGTTTCAGAAGAAACTTATTGGCGCTTATGATTGTACTGAGTATGAAAAAGCCCGAGAGATGGGCTTTAATAAGATATTTGATTGTGGTAGTTTGTGTTTTGGGTTAAATTATGTTTCAGAAAAATGATGAACGTGTTTATGATGTTAGATCGGACTATTACGTCTATCATCTTATTAATCCATCAAGTGGGTCTCCTTTTTATATTGGAAAGGGGAAGAATAACAGGTGTTATCAACATCTTAGTGCCAGGAACAATTATTCGCACAATAAGCGGCTTGGTGGATTTATTAGGAATCTTAGATCTGCTGGAATTGATCCCGTTGTTATTAAGATACGTGAGGGAATGAATGAAGAAGCTGCTTATATTTTAGAAGAGCAAGAAATTCTTAAATATGGCCGCAAAGGATTTGATGAATGTGGCATTCTTATGAATATTTTTATTGCAAATAGGCCAGAGAAAAGAATTGGAAGTGATAATGGATTTTATGGTAAAACTCATAGTGATGAAACAAAAGCACTTTTAAGAAGGCTCGGTACTGGCAGAAAGCATAATGATACAGTAAAACGTAAAATAAGTGAAGCACATAAGGGTAAACCGAAATCAGATGAACATAAAAGAAAAATAGGAGACAAATCAAGAGGGAGAATACCAAAAGAAGAAACTAAACAGAAACTTAGAGAGTATAACTTAAGAGAAGATGTATTAAAAAGAAATATTGAATCAAAACAAAAAGAATGGATTGTTATAAATCCTGATGGTGTTGAAGAGTTTGTTTTAAATTTATCTGATTATTGTTTAGAAAATGGATTAAGTAGAAGTAAGATGTATTCGGTTGCTTCTGGTAACAGGAAACACCATAAGAAGTATAAATGCAGAAAAGCTGATAGCCAATAAAAAAGAGGGCCATTGAAGCCCCCTTTGGATAAATGTCAGCGTTTGCTCACATTAAGTTGGCCACGCGGACGCGACGGTAGTAACGATTGGAGTTAATCTGTAGTCTACCTAGACCTTGATCAGTACCTTCAGCGAAGGGATTGGCAACCAAACCGTAGCGAGTCTTAAACCCGATACGAGGAGTAAATGTGTCCTGACCTACGGCACGAACCATTTGTAGAGGCACATATGGCGCATAAAAAATTCCAGCGTCAAATGGACTAGATCCCTTATAACCTACCACATAATATTGATCGGCGCTAACGTTAGCAGAATAGGGATCAATATAAACGCGCCATTTACCCATAAGAACGCCAGCAAAGGTATTGCCGGTATCATCAACATTAAGGTTAGCATTAAGAGCGGGAGTATAGTCAAGTACACCTGCCATAGTAAGCGCAGAGGCTACGTCGGCAGAGCACATGATAACATTACCCTTTCCGCGACGAGTGCGTTGATTAATAGCATTGGCATCGCGCTCAATTTGGAACAGAAGACCCTTGAACTTCTCAACAGACCAACGACCATTGGAATCAACATCAAGGTCAAAGATACCAGGAGTAGCAACGTTTACGGCAGCACCCTGTTCGGCAACCTTATAGATTGTACGAATAACTTCGCGGTTGATTTCAGATAGAATTTCAGTAGAGAGAATGTTGGCAAGCTCAGCTTCTGCACTAACACCGTGAATGGCCTTAAGATCTTGAGCAAGTTCAAGAGTGTATTCAGCCTTCAGGGCACGGCTCTTGGCCTCAACCATAACCTTCTCAATAGAGAAGCTCATTTCGTTGAATTGGTCGCCAGCAGAATAGCCGAGGGCTTCTGCATCACCAGTACGCATACCTTGACCGACTTGATAGGCGGTAGAAGATGCAGTACCAACAGGATTCAACAGGCCGGGGTTAAAGCCAGCATTGTTGCTATTGGTTGTACCCATACCAACGGCAGCATTAGTAAACCCGG